ATGCGTATGTCATATAAAGACTTTATACTTGTTGAGGATTGCATCAGAAAAGTTTTGCAAGGAGAACAAGATGAACACAAAACGGATTAAATGCTTTTTAACAGGTGGATGCAAGTTCAAAAGTTCGGATACAGAATCGAAATGTAATGATAAAGAAAAGACTTGCACTATTACGGAAACTTGCTGCAAATGCGGGAAGAAGTACACTGCCGTATTCACTTACAAACAGTTAGGAATTCCAGTGAGGTGAATGTATGATAGAAGGTGTAGTAAATTATCCCATTAAAATTATTTATAGAGAAATCATTAATGTAATGGCTGAGATTGAAGTACATCACGAAGAAGACAGACGGATTATTTGGGTAGAATGCGTCATGAATTACACTGATCTTCCAGAAGAATGTATTCTTGAAATTGGATATCTTAAAAGAAAATTCAAACTTATGCATACTGAACCTGTTGCATCAGAATCAGGTGTTTATAAGTTGAAATTTATGTTTGAACGAGTAGAAGATATAAATAAAAAAGACGATTGGTGGAATCTACTTAGAAGCATTGTGAGGTGAGCAAATGAAAAAAATACCAACATTATTCGAACGAGAATTCAAAGGCCATAAGGTTGTAAAGGTTCTTCCAAAAGTGCATCCGGGCATGGAATGGGTGCTTGAAGGAGAAGGGATTGCAACAGTCAAATATGATGGTTCTTGCTGTGCAGTAATTGACGGAGAATATTATAAAAGATATGACTGTAAGAAAGGCAAAATACCACCAGAGGGATTTATCCCTTGTTGCAAACCGGACACAATTACAGGTCATTGGCCGGGATGGGTAAAGGTTGATGAGAAAAATCCGGCTGATAAGTGGTTTGTTACGGCATATGAAATGACGGTAATGCTTGAAAACTATGGGATGAAATTATCAGATGGCACATATGAAGCAGTTGGTAGATGCTTTCAAAATAATCCATACAATTTCACATCCAATAAATTAATCAAGCATGGAAAGAATATTATTGAAGTCGAAAGAACATTCGAGGGAATCAAGAAATATCTTTCCGAACATAGAATAGAGGGATTAGTTTTCTGGAAGGATGGAGTCCCACAATGTAAAATCAAACGTTCAGATTTTGGCTTTGAATGGCCAGTAAAGGGGGATTTATGAATCCAGTATTTATATTTCTAGTGATATGTGGAGCAGTAGCAGTATGGTTTCTGCTTTACAAATTATTTCAACCACTAGGTAAATTATTGAATCACATTGGCAGAAATGCTATTGATGAGTTAAATAAAGATGAAAGTCAAAATGAGGAGGACAAAGAATGAAAAAAGGACTTTTAGGTGGAATTGGATTAGCTGTTGTGATTATTGCAGGGCTTATATGCGTTGCAAAGTGTAGTGTAAGGGTTCCAGCCGGTTACATTGCGGTCGAGTACAAAATGAACGGGGGGATCTCCAAGAATGTACTTACACAGGGATGGCATCTAATTTCACCTACAGTAAAAACTTCACTGTATTCTGTTGGAATCGAACAGTCTTATCTTACATCTGAAGATAAAGGCGATTCTCCAAAAGACGAAAGTTTTAAGACGCCAACAGCAGATGGAAAATCTCTTTTAGTTGATTTGGAATTTTCGTACAAATTCGACCAGAGCAGAGTAACCGATGTATTTACTCAGTTCAAAGGTCAATCCGGGGAATCCGTGAAAAACACCTTTATTAAACCGAAAATGAAAGCATGGACACAGGAAGTAACTGCGAAGTATCCAGTAACAGATGTTTTTGGTGATAAGCGTCAGGAACTGAATGAAGCACTTGACGAATATCTTAAACGGAAGTTTGAACCATACGGAATCATTATTGATACAGTAAACTTTACTTCTATTTCCACTGATGATGAAACACAAGCTGCAATCCAAAAGAAAGTAAATGCACAGCAAGAGCTTGAATTAGCTAACATTGAAGCTAAAACAGCCAAAGTACAAGCCGATAAAGATAAAGAAGTTGCATTGATCGCCGCTGAACAGGAAAAAGAAAAAGCAGCTATTCAGGCAGAACAAGCCAAAATTGATGCAGAAGGTAAAGCTGAAGCGATTAAGATTAAAGCTGAAGCCGAAGCGGAAGCAAATAGAAAAATTGCAGAATCACTTACTCCTGAACTGATTGAAAAACAGAAAATTGATAAATGGAATGGTGAAGTTCCGAAGATTCAGGGAAGTAACACTTCTACCATCGTAGATACAAGAGATATGACAGCCGATGAGAATGCTGAATAATAAATAAATCAGTCAAAGAGCCACATGAGAGCCAGACTAAATCCTAAGAAGAAAGGAGGTCTGGCTCTATTTTTATGCAAAAATTCACAGAAGGTTCGCTTGAATGGTATCGGGCAATTTTAAATCAAATCATTAATGGTGATATGACAGTCTATCAAAACCAGAAAGACTGCCTTGATCTGCTGTTAAATATGAATATTGACCTTCCTTTCAAGGATAATCCAGATGCGCAACAGATGGGAATAAAGGCAAGCCAGTATGCACACAATATCGCAGAAAGGCAAGCTGCTATTACTGGAAGTGGAGATTTTGACGATATTTACTGGAAATATTTACTGTTGGAAGCACCATGGATTTTTGAAAGCTATTTGTTTTATATGGAAAAAAACAGGCAACCACGCAGAAAGTTTTACGAACCAAGAAAGAAAACTTTGAATATTCTGGTTCAAGACCTTCAGGACTTGGAAGATAGAAAGATTGAGTTTCTTGGTGTATCCATGCCACCACGAACTGCAAAGTCCACCACATGTATTTTTTTTCTATCTTGGATAATGGGGAAAAGGCCAAACAGTCATAATGCCATGAGTGGACATAGTGGAATTCTTGCGGATGGATTTTATGGTGAAATACAAAACCTTATATCAACGCCAGAATATACATTCAACGAAATTTTTCCAGAAGCAACATTGGAAAAGAAGTCAGCAGATAAGAAAGAAATTAATTTAGGAGCACCAGACCGATTTTCAACTCTTACTTGTCGTGGTATTGACGGTACGTGGACTGGTTCTGTAGATATATCCTCTGATGGGTACCTGTATGTTGATGACCTTGTTCGAGATAGGACAGAATCATTAAGCCCTACACGTCTCGAAAATCGCTACCAGGATTATCTAAACGTATTGGTTGACCGTAAAAATGACGGTGCAAGAGAACTTATGGTAGGAACACGATGGAATGTTATGGACCCGCTCGGAAAAGTAGAAGCAGAAAAGCGGAATAATCCACTGTATAGATTTAGAAAGATTCCTGCTTTGAATGGTGATGGGGAATCTAATTTTGATTACGATTATGGTGTTGGTTTTTCTACAAAATACTACATTGACATGAGATCGCGACTTGATTCTAACGAGTGGCAAGCAAAGTATCAACAAAATCCATTTATCCGTGAGGGACTTCTTTTTCCAGAAGATGAACTTAGACTGTACAACGGTATCCTTCCAGACGGAGATAGCAGAGTGGTTACTGCTTGTGACGTTGCGTGGGGAGGCGGAGACAGCCTTTCAATGCCTATCGGAAGAGAATATGAAAACGGAGATGTCTATATTTTTGACTGGGTATTTAACAAGGGAACAAAAGAAACAACGCTTCCAATAGTTGTCGGAAAGATTATGGGAAATGAAATACGTCAGATTAATTTCGAGGCCAACAACGGCGGAGATATGTACAAAATGTACGTGGACGAGAAGCTAAAAGAACAGAAGTATAAATGCAGCTGTACTTCAAGCAGGGCACCGGCAAATATGGAGAAGATGTCAAAGATCATAGCATATTCCGATGACATAAAAAGAAATTTTGTCTTCTTAGATTCTGACCATCGGAGCAAAGAGTATCAGGCTGCAATGGATGAACTTACTTTTTTTGTACAGCTCGGAAAGAATGTTCATGATGATTCCCCAGATTCGCTCACTCAGTTACAAATGTTTATCGAAAAAGGAAATGGAGCAGTTGTAAAAGCAACCCAAAATCCTTTATGGAGAAGATAATTATGGTAAATACGTTAAACAAACCAGAAGAAGTTGAATTTAATGGAAAAATATACAGACTTATGGGAGCAAAAAGATATTATCTTTCCACTTCTACTAAAAACGAAGAACGTAAACACGCAAAAGGACTTCATGTGGCTATATGGGAATTTTATCATCATCAAAAAGTACCAACAGAATGCTGCATCCATCACAAAGACGGAAATCCTTTTAATAATGATATTAATAACTTGGAATGCGTAAATAAGTCTAAGCATTTTTCTGAACACTCTTTAAATAATTGGAAAAACCCCGAGTTCCGAAAACTTGGCATAAGAAGCCTAAACAATATACGCGATAAAGCGTCTGAATGGCATAAATCCCCAGAAGGGTTGAAATGGCATCAGAAAAACAAAGAAAATTATTCGAAGCCAGTTGATATGTTTGACACAAACGGAAATAAATTGAATTCTTTTGCGAGCTTGATTGATGCGTCAAGAGAAACAGGAATATCATATTCCGGCATTGCTAAATGCGCAAAATGTAATCAGAAAACATCTGGTGGATTCGTTTGGAAATATAGTAAAAATTGATTCTTTTGGGAAGGAGATAGTATGACCACAAGAGAATATTTAGGGCAAATTCAGCGTTGCAATAAAATAATCAACAATAAGTACATAGAAATTGAGCAGCTAAAATCTCACGCAATGGGATTAAATTCATTCTCTTTCGGAGAACGGGTTCAAACATCTCCCAGTCATGATAAAATTGGTGACTTAGTTGCAAAGATTGTGGATTTGCAGTCTGAAATTCAAGATATCACATATGAGTATATTGAAATAAGGTCTGAAGTGGTCAGGACAATTGACTCTGTGAAAAATCCTGTGCTGTACGATATTCTGTTTAAAAAATATATTGAGGGGAAACCACTTAATATAATTGCCGATGAAGTAGGCTATTCTTACCAAAGAACAAAAGAGCTTCATTTGGATGCAATATCTGCTATAAAAATATTAAAAGGATTTGATTCATGAACTTCATACTGAATCGTACTTAAAAAAGTTGTATAATATAAGCTGTAAAATAAGCACCAGGAAGAATCCTTGGTGCTTTTTTCATGCAGAAAAATAGGAGGACAGGCAGTGGGGAGAAACAAAACAAACTTTGTTGACCTATGCCAAGGCGAGTTTGGCAGAAAAACTGCCTATACTGGCGTAGACCAGATTACTCCCCAGAATGTGGCACAGGTCCTTTCTGATACAATTGGAATCCATAACAGAAATAGAACCCTGATGGATTACCTTTATAGATATTACAAGGGCGATCAGCCAATTTTATATCGTGAAAAACTTGTTCGCCCAGAGGTCAACAATAAAGTTGTTGAGAATCATGCCCTTGAAACAGTCAAATTCAAGGCAGGACAGATATACGGAGAACCTATTCAGTATGTCTGCAAGAAGAAAAAAGCGAGTGAAAAAACAAACGAACAAGTTGACCGGCTTAATGATTATCTGGACGAAGCCAATGCAGACGCCAGAAATATTCAACTTGGGATATACCAGAGTGCAGTAGGAACTGCATATAAAGCAATCCTGAGAGAGGATGAATGGACAAAGGATGGAGACTTACCGCCATTCAGAATCTTCATACCGTGTCCGTGGGATGCTTATATCGTATATTCATCCGGAAATGGGAAACCGATGCTTTCGGTACAGATACTTAAAAACGAAGATAATCAGCAATATTATCTCTGCTATTCTTCAAAAATGTATTTCAAAATCCAGAACGGAAAGGTGACAGAATCTGGAATCAATGGTTTTGGCGGCATTCCTATCATTGAATATCCAAACAATCATGACAGACTTTCTGACATTGAAATTGCAATCACAATGTATGATGCAATCAATAAGTATCAATCTGACAGACTGAATGGTGTTGAGCAGTTCGTACAAGCTCTGATGAAATTCAAAAACTGTGAGATTGACGAAGCAGAATTTGTAAAAATGATAAAACTCGGTGCTGTATCTGTAAAAGATGTAGGCAACGGAACACAATCAGACGTTGACTTAATGACTGCTGAATTAAATCAGTCGGAAAGTCAGGTTGCTAAAGATGATATTTACAACAATATGCTGATTGTAGAAGCAATGCCGAATCGACAGAGCAATACCGGTGGAGACACAGGAAATGCAGTGTATCTGAGGAATGGTTGGGATTTTGCAGAACGAGACGCAAAATTGGTAGAAGCATTTACGAAAGAAGCTGAAAAAGCATCTGCCAGAATTATTTTGAATATCATCCGAAAAACTTCAATGGATGTAAATATTTCGACCAGAGATTTTGATGTAAAAATCACCAGAAACCCGACAGATAACATGCTTGTTAAAGCACAGGCGCTTGATTATCTGTTCAAAAATAAAATTCATCCGCTTATTGCACTGATTACTTGCGGATTATTTAGTGATCCACAAAAAGTATATGAAATGAGTTTGCCATATCTCGGAACTATTTATCCGGAATTGGCAGACCCAGACTCAGAGCTGCAGAAAGCGCAAGATTTGCTGAACGGCTTTAACAAGGATGTGATTTCAGAATGAGTGTTTCATCATACGATGAATTAAATATCAGACCCAACAATCACAGAAGTGAACCGTATAAAGAATATTTCAGCAAAATGTCAATTACATACTTTCATCGAAAGGAGAAGAATAATGGCAATTGCATTAAATACAGTGATCGTTGACGGCCAGGAATATAAACCGGGAGATGTGATTCCAGACTTCAAAAGCATAAAATGTGTTGATACAAGAGAACCAAGAAAATATCAGGGATTATCTACGGATGTTTCTGTCCTAAATGATGTTATTGCAAAATACGCTTCGGGCGGGGCATCCTGTTTTATGTCCGATACGGGAGAATACTATGAGTATGACCGTGAGGAAAAGACATGGAAACTTATCACCAATATCACAGAGCGTGGATTTGATTCTGAAAAAGCATATGGTGCTTTAAAACATATGCTTAAAAACGTCACTGTGAGTGATGAGAAGATACAAAGTGCTGTTACGAATTACCTGACGGTAAATCCAGTTCTCCCAGGTGCCACCACAGAACAGGCACAACAGATCGAGCAGAACAAGACGGACGTTGCTTCACTGAAAGAGAAAACTGGTTCGATAAAGGAAGATTTAAGTGATATAAAGAATGATGCGCTGTACACCCAATGTCCTAATAATCTGCTAGATAACGATGCTGTAACAAAAAATGCCATTATCAATGAACAAGGGAATGTAGTACCAAACGAAAATAATTCAATTACAGGTTATATTGATGCAAAATTCAGAGATGAACTTTGGTTTGCCTTTTCTGACACTTCTAATCCCATTACGCTTACCCAAACAAATGTCGAATTTGTTGCCGAATTTGATAGCAATGATAAATTTTTATTGCGTTCGAAGCAATATCCTTGTGTGGATTATCTATATAAAATTGAAAACCCATCTACTTCAAAAATTAAGGTTGTTTTATCAAATAATTTTATCAGTCGCCCCTACAAAATGATAGGGTTAAAAGACACGCCTGTTCTGTATGAACCATATTATAAACCCGTTATCAGAATTCTAACACCTGAATATAACATAAAAAACTATGGTGCAGATGAAACACATGATTTCGGAATTATCGCCAATAAAATAATAAGCGATAACCCAAATGGATGTGTGATAATGTTTCCACCGGGTGAATATATTTGCAGAACAACAGTAAAGCTACGTTCAAAAGTAATTGTAAAAGGACTTGGAAGAGGGCAAGCGGTTTTGTATCGTTTATCAAATATTAGTATATTTGAAAGTGCAGGAGATTCTGTCGATGCCGAAAGTGCCGAACAGTGTATGTGGGTGGAAGTGTCTGATTTTACGATACGTTCCGTTAATAATATGACAGATAAAACATCAATATATTTGTCAAGTCCGTTATTCAAATTACGTGGTGTGGCTTTATGTAAGTTTTCTGGATTGAGTATTGTTTCAAATGGCGTTCATTTCGATATGTCTGGTGTGCAGGATTCTTCCTGGTATAATTGTCATTTTTGGAGATCTGGCAAAGACTATACGGATGCTGATTTGATTTGCCCATCGTTTTTGCTATCGATCGATACAGACGTAAACGGAATCAAATATAGGAACTGTAATCAGCTGGAATTTTACAATTGCACTTGGGAAAGTTTCCTTAATCAGGTATGGGTGTCGAAAGAGGGATCGAACGACATATTTTTCAATTTTTGCAAATTTGAATCTATTAGATGTGCTACGAGTATATTCAGGCTGGGTTTTGGAGACTCGGATTCAAGATTTATTGTTTCCAGATTTAACTTTACAAAATGTGTTATTACTGCCCACAGTAAAAAATCAATAAAACCGTTGATTTATGCATCTTCATTAATTTTTAGCGAATTTGATATCAGTTTTTATATGCCATGGAAAGAGAGAATGTACCCCTTGATAAAAATTTTTACAGGAACCGTAGTTGGATGTACTTTCGATTTAAAAGGGGAATCGTGGCATACTATCGATGGTGAAACTGTAATAGCTTTAGCCGATGGAGTATATGCCGTTGAAAGCTCCAGGAGCGAAAACGGCAATATTCTTCTTGCTGGCAAAAATAACTTCTACAATAACTTTACAAGTTCCACATTAAACCGCAAAAGAATTGAAATACATCCCCCAGTAACATCATATCCGACAGACAAGCAATACTTTTGGGACAGAGGAACTATAATATACAATGATGCGTGTGGCGAATCTGAACCAATTGGGTGGATATGCGTTGAATCAGGATTCGGGGGTGTTTGGAGAACTATTAACTGAAGGATACACAGATAGCGCAGAAGATGCAGTAAAACCATCTTGGTGGACATCTCCGCTTACGAACTATCCTAAAAAAAGCTTTTGACAGTAAAATTGTATCAACGGATTTTGATGGTTCTGGAAGAATTTATAAAAAAGAAGGTGTTGAAAATGCCAAATTTAATATAGAAAATAATAATTGGAATGATTTGCAAGGTTGTGCGCCTTCAATAATATTTGCGTCATTTGGCGCTGAATCTGTAGGCGGTATCTTAGAAGCCACTAATCAAATATTATTTTGGGGGTGTAGATTCGAAAGTTTTACAGATGGCGCTTTGGCTATAATAGGCGAAGGTACAAACGGAATAAGATTTACAGATTGTAAATTTGAATCAAAATTGAATACCGTTCCTATAGTAATGGCGATTGGCACTTTTACGGCAAGCAGCTTTTGTAACTGCTATTTCTATAGACCTACTTCCTTATTCGGACGGGATGATGGGGTTAATGCAAAAGATGTGCCAATGCTTGCATTTATTGGCAAAACAGCAACGTCAACTTTTTCGGGAAATATTTCGATGACTGATATTTCCGACTTTCCGATAAAATTAGAAAAATCGCCGATATATATAAGTAATTTTTTTTCTGCTAATGAAATCAAATTTAAATTTACGAAACAAGATAGAAATGGTAACAACTACATAGATGATAACGTTAATTTTATAGAATCCACTGTTGATATTAATAACAACGAAATTAAAATACTAGGGCATTAAGTAATTTGTGCTGATATGAATTAACTAAAGAGTGGGCTTATATACGGAAAGTAAAGAAATTGTGAACTGCCGATGTTCGATTCAATACAGTTAATTAGAGACGAGTAAAATCGTCTCTTTTTTATTAAAAAAATATGCACCCCGATAGCGTAATCATGGGAGACACCTTGAGCTGAGCGAACAGCGTAAAAAAGCGTATTGGTGACAGGAGATTTCAATGACAAGAGAAGATGTAAAGAAGATCTTTCCAGATGCAACCGATGAGCAGATTACTTCATTTCTGAATCAGTCAAATTCTGATGTGGCTAAAGAGAAAGCAAAAGCCCAGAAAGCAAAAGAACAGGCTGATAAAGCAGAAGCACTGGAAAAAGAACTGGAAGAATTAAAAAAACAGAACATGACTGAAGCTGAGAAAGCAGAACTGGAACGTCAGAAAGAAAAAGCTGCAAACGAAAAAAGAATTTCTGACCTTGAATCTGCACTTGCAACTTCCCAGAAAGAAGCTCTGACAGGCAAAATTAATTCTATTTTTGCAAACGCAGGAATGAAAGGAGATGCCTATGCGGGAGCAATCAAAGCATTTTCAAATATGAATGCGGAGGATGCTCTTAAAGAAGCCCAGACATTTGTCGATGGAATTTCCGTAGAAAATAAAAACGCTCTTGATACCGCAAAAGCAGCTTGGGAGAAAGAAGCACTTGAAAATACACCTAATCCCGGTGGCGGTAAACCTGGTGGAGAACCAGAAAAGAAAAGTGAAGCATCTGAATACGCAAAAGCGTACTCAGCAAAAATGTGTCCAGAAAATAAACCGGCAGATGATAATGCCCCAGTAAATATTTGAGTAAAGGAGATTTAGATTATGGCTTTTATGAAAACAGAGCAGTACGAATCCACACCTAACATCCTCGAATCAGAGGTAGGACTGGTACTTAAAACCTATACAGCAGAACAGACAAATGCTGAAACCGTTGGAACTAAGAAGATTATCAAGGCAGGTTCTGTATATCCGACAAACGCAACCGGTGCTAAAGGCATTGTATTTGAAGACGTCGATATGACAGACGATACAAAACGACCGATTTCCGTAATTGTTGCAGGACGTGTTCTTGAAAAAAGACTTCCGGTAACAGTAGAAACCACTGCAAAAACAGAGCTTGAAAAAGCAGGTATCGTCTTTGTAACTACTACAGACCCAGAATTTTAAGGAGGTATAGCAGATGCCATTTAATGTTTTAGAATCAATCACACAGGAAGAAAGACTTAACTTTTCTCAGGATTTCAGCGTAAAAAGACCGGGCATTCTTGACACCATCTTCCCGGATGTCAAAACCCAGTTCTGGAAAGCTGAATACTACAGACTTATGGCTGGACAGAGACTTCCAGAGGTAGCGTTTGTTCATGCACTTGATACTGAAGCAGAAATCGGAACAAGACCGGGCTTCGAAAAAGTTCTGACTGAAAAACTCTTTATTAAGAGAAAAATCAATCAGTCTGAGAGATTACAGCAGGCAATTGAAAATGGTGTGCCGGATGATGAGAACTTAAAGAAGTTTGTATTTGATGATGCAGCTAACCTTTTTGAAGGTGTTGTTGCCAGAGCAAATGTTATGAAAGGTCAGTTCCTTTCTACAGGTGCCGTAAAAGTCAAAGAGAACAATGTAGATCTGAATATTGATTACGGCGTACCGACTGGTGCAAAAGTCACTCTTACAGACTGGTCTAGTCCAGATGCGGACATCATGGGCGATATCCAGAAGATGGTTGCTGTCGCAGAGGATAATGGTTTTGTGGTAAATAAAGCCCTTACATCTCTCAAAATGATTAACTACATGAGAAACAACACTGCAATGCAGACAGCGGTCTTAGGAGCAGCTAACAAACGTCTTCTGACAAAACAGGAACTTGCAAATCTGCTTATGCAGGAATACGGAATCACAATTGATCGTTGTGACGAGAAATTCAGATTCAGAAAAGCAGATGGTTCACTCAAAACAGGAAGATACTTCAAAGAGGATGTATTCACTCTGTATGAAGCAGAACCGAACGGTTCATTTGGTACTGGACTCTGGGGCGTAACACCAGAGGAACTTGAGTACAGACAGTTCATTCAAGAAGAAAACCGTTCTTTCGTAACACTGTCCATGTGGGCTACACAAGACCCAGTTGCAGTTTGGACTAAAGCATCAGGTATGTTTGTTCCAGTAGCAGCAAAAGCTAATGGCGGTATCGTAATCGGTACCAAAGCGGGGGAATAAACGGGCATAGTCTTGATGAAAACAGCCAGTCATTAGCTGTAGCAAGTGCAGATGATACGTCAGCACATAAGTATACAGAAAGCGAACTGTCAAGCATGACAGTGGTTCAACTGAAACAGCTCGCAAGTGACAATGGCTATGCCCTGACTCAAACAAATAAGGCTGGTATAATCGCGGAAATTTTAACTCAACAAGGATAGGTGGTTTGGAATGAACGAAGAGCTTATTAATGATTTGATGAATTATTTATCTGATGACATAGAAAATCCTGAGATGGTTTCTCTATCTGTTAAACGGGCGATTCGTTCATTCAAGAAGAAGAGAAATTATCCTTCTGGTTATACAGACGAAAAAATTTGCAATGATATGGAAAACTGCTATGACTGTATATTTGACTTAGCACTTTTCTTTCTTGTAAAACAAGGTGCTGAGTTTCAAGGTTCGCATTCTGAATCTTCTGTAAACCGAAGTTGGGAATCTGAGACTGAAATCTATATCAATCATGGAGTTTTTCCGTTTGCAGGAAGTTTGACATAAAAAGATGGTTGGGACACGTGACGCACTATCAAGTCCTCCCGAAGCGTCGCTGGGTTGCTTTATTTTCGGATGGGAAGAAGCAAGAATCATGTAGGGAGTGAGAAATGGAGTGGCGATGGGATGTGAACATGAATGTTTTAACGAACACCGCATAGAAGAACTTGAAAAAAATCTTCAACAGATGCAGGAAAGACAATCCGAACGCCATAAGGAATTTTATGAGCGTATCGGAGAACTGGAAAGAAAAACTGCTTTAAGCGAGAATGATTTGAACCATATCAAGTCAACTTTGGATGAGATGAATAACAATATAAAGACTCTCATGGCAGTTCCAGGTAAACGCTACGACACAATCATTGTATGTATCATTACTGCGATTGTTAGTGCAGCGGTAGGATTTATAATAAACGGTATTCTTCCAGTTTAATTCCACTTGTACGGGAGGACGGTGGATATGAATTATACAGACTTTTCAGAAGATGAAAGAAAATATTATCTGAGTCAATCGGGATTTGATTCACGTGAAAAAGAATTTTTTCGGTTAAGAGTTTATGAGGAAAAAACTTTGCTTGAAGCAGCGGAGATTATGGGGTATAGCCCACGAACTATTGATCGAATAAATAGAAAAATTAAACAGAAAATTCAGAAAGTTGCCCCGTCTTATGAACGGGGCTTTTCTTTGTATTGTGGCGAAAATATGGCGAAATAGTGACGTTCAAATGAAGAGTTCCTTCCTATATAATGTAAGCATAAGGAGAAAACAATATGCTTATGTTAGAGAACCCTTATGAAGGTTTATGGGAAAAGCATCTGTCAGTTGATGACATGGATGTAATTCTCGAAGCAAAAAGAATGGGAGGAACAGACTATGGCAGGTTATCCGTATTACCCACAGCCAATTATAAACAATCCATACGGACAAATACAGCCGTATCAGGACAGGCTGGCACAATTGCAGAGTAACTATCAGCAGACAATACCATATGGACAAATGCAGATGCAACAACCCGTACAGCAAATACCACAAGTCCCAATGATACAAGGACAAATGGTTGATGGTATTGACACTGTAAAGGCGAAAGATGTGGATATGTCCGGTAATCCTGTTTATTATCCGAAGACAGACGGAACCGAAATCTACAGAAAACAGCTTCAATCCGATGGAAGAAGCAGGATCTTTGTTTACCGACTTGTAAATTCAGACGAACAGCAACCAAAACAGGAAGGAAAACAGATTGATATTGAAGCAATGTTTAAACAGCTTCATGATGACGTTTGCTCTGAGATTTCTGGAATAAAAGATTTGCTACCGACACAAATGTCGGTCACAAATGATTCCCCAAGACAGCAGAACGGAGGAAAACAGAGATGAGTTTCAATCCAAATGCCATGATGCAAAAACAAGTTGAAAAAATGATTTCTCAGAGGTTCGGAAGTGTTGATAACATGATGAACGATATGAGCAAATTTGCAGGAAATAATCCAACATTGAAAAATGCTTTGGATTTGTATAAAAAAGGTGATACAGATCAGTTGCATCAAATACAGCAAAATGTATTTAACGAAAAGCACTTATCACCAGATGGAATTATACAAAAATTCCTTGGATTATAATACTTCCCCACAATTGGGTGATTAAAAATCGCTACAATTCGGGACGACAGCCGCGGATGTCTCCTATTGTAAATAATTTATAAGGAGACTAAAAACATGATGAATGGTTCTAATTACAGTCTTAGTGACATTGCTGCCGCTACAGGCTCTAATAACCGTGCCAATGACATGTGGGGCGGTGATGGTTTTTCACTTATCTGGCTCGTACTGATCTTCGCAATCTTCGGATGGGGAGGTTTCGGCGGCTGGGGCGGTGGCTTCGGTGGTAATGGTGGAAACGGTGCAAATGGTGCAGGATTCCAAGGATGGGCAACCCGCGCGGATATTAATGAGAGTTTTGCTCTTAATGATATTCAGAACGGTATCAGAGGAATTCAGCAGGGTATCTGCGATAGCACATATGCTCTCAACAATACCATGCAGAGTGGCTTCAATGGCGTGAACGTTGGAATGCTTCAGGGCTTCAATGGCGTTCAGCAGGCAATTAACGCTGACACTGTAGCCGGTATGCAGAATACCAATGCATTACAGTCTCAGTTAGCAAATTGCTGTTGTGAAACAAGGGAAGCTATCCAGGGTGTCAACTATAACATGGCTACCAACACTTGCGCTCTTCAGAACACAATGAATAACAATACCAGAGATATTCTGGACAATCAGAACAGCAATACAAGAGCAATCCTTGATTTCTTGACGAATGATAAGCTTGCAACATTACAGGCAGAGAATTCTGATCTGAAACGTGCTGCATCCCAGGATCGCCAGTCTGCGTTGCTTACAACTGCTATGGCTTCACAGACTCAGCAGTTAATCAATGCAATTAATCCGGCGGCTATTCCGGCATATGTTGTTCCGAATCCGAATACCTATTACGGCGGATGCGGATGCAACAGTGGATGCTGCTAAGTAACTCACCCTTAGAGGTTGACTAATTCTAAGAGGTGGGTTATGGCTCACCTCTTATTTTGATTGAGAGGTATAAAATATGAGTTGTAAAAGTGTTTGTAAGCTCTGCAACCATCTTGTAATCAGCCAAGCCGTTGCGTTTACAGGAGGCAATCTTGTAATCACACTTCCGGCAGGCAGTTACAACAATGGAGAGAAATATTGTATTGTTGTTGCGCAAAGCATACCGGAAGCCACTACAATTACTGCCCCGGTAATGATTCAGATAGGAACAGGAACAACTTTGTATCCGCTAGAGAATC